AGATAGCTTAATACATAATGAGTACGATTTAGATAAAGTGGAGTATGTATATAATTATATATATAAGAGGATATGCAATAACCACAGTAAAATAGTATCTATAAGCGGATTCTGTGAGATGACCGGGATAGATCCATATACTGTGAGACTGTGGGAGAGTAACAGGCTAAGTACACAGCGCTCTCTTTTGGGACAAAAAATAGACAGAGACGAAGAAAACAGCCTTCTTGGGGCGATGATGGACAACAAGGGAAGCCCGGTGCCGTACCTTGCACGGCTTAACAAAAAATTTGAGTACAATATGCCCGGTGTAAGGGCAATAGCGCAGGACAAACAGCTGTTATCTGCGGACGATCTGCCTATTTTAAACGCTCCAAAACAAGCGGAGTTGTCTGATAACTTACTTACTAACGGTTTACATAATGCAGATTAAATTGTGTGTAATTTGGCACAATTTAAAAGCCCGCATCTATGCGGGTTTCAGAACATCAACTATTCACTAAACATTACTTTAACGAATAGTTGAAATGAATTGTAGAAAATGAGTGGAAAATTGAAACAATTTAGAATTGAATCAAGAGGGGATCCGACGCGCTGAGGGCTGCGGGCTCGGGACCTGATGACCAGACGGGGGAGGGGGTCGGACGGGATCCAAGCAGCCGGCCGACTAAGCCCCCAAAATATCCCCAAAAACAAAAAAGCCCTACTGGCAACACAAATACATACTACACAAACGATGAAACAATAGCAACAAAAAAATTAAAGACGGAGAAAGGCAGCTACCGGTTGTGCTGCGGCGGTCTGTAAAACCGTTCCCCTCGGGGTAAACACTGTAGGTTCAACTCCTACTTCTCCGACGCTGCTGAGAATATCGCTGACTGTCTGACAGTTGGTTTAGTGTTCCGGTGGACAAAGCAGGCGGCCGTATTATAAACACAGCGAATGGAAGTTATCGGCCTTAAATCAGGAACTTTTCGCACTGAGCCTGCAAAATATCGCCCAGATTTCCGGTTATGGCAAACCGGGTGAAACATGTCAAAGGTGTTTCTAACAGCAAATAAGATTATGAGTTCAATTCTCATCTGGGCAACTTTTGGATGCTTACAGCAATAAAATGGATATGACTGTTAATCATAAAACCAAAAGCATCCTGAAATAGCTTTTAAGTGACCACAACGGCAAAATTAAAATCGTTGATTATGCAAAATCAAAAGGCTGCGATCTTTGGACGTGGCTAATGAAAAGTGGTCATGAATCAAATTTATGGGACTCCTGCAGCAATCATAATGGTTAAGAAAATTGTCTGAAAAACAATATGCGAACGGTTCAAATCCGTAAATGTGAGTCCTGGAAAGGTAGGGAAACATGAATTTTGCAGAAGCAATGAGGGGAGACGCAAAACTTACTCGAACAGAAAATGGCGCAGCGGCATTGAGTACCACCGGAGACGCCAGATTGGATTTGTTTGGCACAATTGGATCGCTGAGAGAGGCTGATGAGAGCAGAATTACCGCTCTATTTGCAGAGGCGTACGCACAGGACAAACTATTTGCTACAAAAATCGCGTTCTATGCAAGAGACATTCGGGGCGGCCTCGGGGAAAGAAAGACTTTCAGAACCATCATTCGCTATATGGCAGAGAAACATCCGGAAGCACTCAAGCCAAACCTTGATCTGATCGGCGTGTTCGGAAGATATGATGATATGTATTCTCTGGTCGGAACTCCGTTAGAGGATGATATGTGGGCTGCCATGAAGAAACAGTTTGAGGAAGATTTGCAAAACCTGAATGCCGGAAATGCAATTTCCATGCTTGCAAAGTGGATTAAGACCGCAGACGCAAGTAGTATTGCCACAAGAAAGCTCGGCATCCTTACGGCGCAGAAACTCGGCTATCCGGTCTACAATTTTAAGCGCATTGTGCGCAACATGAGAAAACGGATCGGCGTTGTTGAGAGCCTTATGTCCACCGGAAGATGGAACGAAATCAAATACCCAGAAGTTCCGAGCCGTGCGATGATGATTTACCGAAAGGCATTTACGAAACATGATGCCGATAGGTTTGGAGAATTTATCAACAAGGCAGAAAATGGGGAGGTGAAGATCAACGCCTCAACGCTGTTCCCATACGATATTGTTGAAAAAATCCTTTATGGAAAAGAAAATAATAAAGTACTTGAAGCCCAGTGGAAAGCATTACCGGATTATGTGGAGAAAGGAACAAACGTTTTAGTCATGGCGGATGTGTCCGGGTCCATGTATGGAAGGCCATTGGCAACAGCAATTGGATTGGCGGTCTATTTTGCAGAGAGAAATGCCGGAGCATATCACAACCTGTTTATGACGTTTTCCGGTGATCCAAAAACGGTATTACTAAGAGGAGAAACGCTCGGGCAAAAGATACGAAACGTAAACGGAGCAAACTGGGGGAATAACACAGACCTGCGGGCTGCGTTTGAAAGAGTCTTAGAAATTGCCGAAAGACATAGCATACCGCAGGGGGAGATGCCAAAAGCGATTGTTGTTATCTCTGACATGGAGATTGATTCCTGCGGAAATAGAGAATGGATTTTTTACGATGAAATGGCAAATAGTTTCCATAAATCTGGGTACGTGATTCCAAATATTATTTTCTGGAATGTTGATAGCAGACACGATACATTTCATGCAGATCATAGCCGCAAAGGAGTGCAGCTTGCCAGTGGGCAGTCTGTCACGGTATTCAAGCAGATTCTGCAGAATCTTGGATATAACCCAGTTGAAGCTATGGAAAACACGATAAACTCTGAAAGATATGACTGCATAAGAGTGGAGGAAACGAAATAAATGTTTACAGATATCGCGGTTATGTATATTTTGTGGAGAATAGGGGCTTCGCCTTATTTAAGCCTTATGGTTATCATTTCCATGTTCCTGAAAGTGATGATATTCTTCGCTGGAGCGATTGCAAAAAAGACGGAGGAATATGACGAAATGGAGGATGGAAGCAATGACATTTAACGAGTACCAAAAAGAAGCAATGAGAACGGCGAGCGGTGTGTGCGCGGCTACTTCGGAAAACCTCATTCTCAACGGAGTAATGGGACTGAACGGAGAGGCCGGCGAAGCAATAGACATGGTGAAAAAGGCTACGTTCCAGGGACATGACCTCGATTACCTCCATCTTGCAAAGGAACTTGGCGATATTTTATGGTATATTGCGGTTACTGCGCAGGGAATTGGATACGATCTTGAAACAATAATGCAGATGAACGTCGAAAAACTACGCTCCAGGTATCCGGATGGGTTTGAAGCCGAAAAATCCATGCATCGAAAAGATGGTGATATCTAATGGAGATTTGCGGAAAGAAAATCAACGATGAATGCCAGTACTGCGGCAAGGTGCTTGAGTGCGAATTATTTAAAGACGGTCACGGTATCCGAAGAGAACGAATGAGAGTGTCCGAAATGGTGTGCTGCCAGCTGATACATCAGGAGGAAAGAGAACGTGGAAAAACCAATTGACAATGTAAACCACCCAAAACATTATACAAACCGAAAACATGAATGTATTGACGAAATGATTGCGATGTTCGGAAGAGAAGCTGTAATTGCCTTCTGCAAATGTAACGCATGGAAATACCGATACCGTGCTGGAAGTAAGGGGAACTACGAAGAAGATATGGAAAAATCCGATTGGTACGTCAACAAAGCGATGCAGCTATTAGGTGAAGAATGAAAGAGAAAGTCTTTACACCGGCTCAATACCGGCATTCTTCTTCGGGATTAAATCCCGATACGTTTTCATTCCCATTGTATGTCTACTCCACCTGCTAGCAAGAGCTGACAAAAGGGCGAGTCAAATCGCCCGGCAGGTATTGTTCGAGCATCTTCCCACTATGCTTGAGCGGCGGTATGTTTTGGACTAAGAATCGCATTTCTTACACGGTTCGATTCCGTGATACCGCAGAGGTTCGGTAGCTCCGAACTAGTGTGTTGATGGCGGATATCCACACGAAATAAAAAATGCGGTCAAGAATTACTCCCCGATTACCTTCTCCTCCGTTTGTTTAGGCGCGTAACCTTGACCGAAACGCACAAAGGCACTTAGCTCAGCTGGAAGAGCATCCGTCTTATACGCGGCTTGTCCTGGGTTCGAGCCCCAGAGTGCCCATTAAAAATGAATTCGAAACCGACAGTGTGTAGACGCTGCCGCTAACCTAGAAAAATTATAGGCAGAAGTTTAAAACACTTCTGCTTTTGAAAGTAGAGGTGTTTTTTTGTCTGAAAAATTGCAAAAAGCGCTAGAAAGCTACGAAAACTATATCAGGAATTATGGAATAACACTTGAAGTAATAAACGCTTATTCCGAGGCGGCGAGTATCGCAATCAATTCCGAAAAGAATGTTCCGCTTGGGTTAAAAATTACAAGGCGAGCAAAAGAAATTGCAGAAAAATACATACTTGAAAAGACAAACGGGACTGTGTGGGAGCTGGAAAAATATTCCTTTGAGAACGGAAATCCGTTCGACGTTTTGGAACTGTATTACGGGATATTGCTTCTGGAAGCGCAAAATAAGGTCGTAGACAGTTTTTTCCGGTATATCGAGAAAAATAGATTGCCTAAAGATAGGTTCTATATGCCACGCAGGAAACAGCTTAAAAAAATAGGTCTTGTGGATGCGCTGCAGGGAATGATTGATGATGAGTACGATATTTTATGCATAAGTTTGCCACCCGGAACCGGAAAAACGAGTTGCGAAAAATTTTTTGCAGCTGGCTTAATCGGGTGGTATCCGAAAGACTTTAATCTTTTTTATTCCCACAGCGGAGACATCACAAGAATGTTCTATGACGGCGTGCTTGATATTGTAACCAATGCGGACGAGTATACATGGGGGGAAATATTCCCGTCTCTTAGGGTTACAAGAACAGACGCAAAAATGGAACAGTTCAACATCGGGAAATACAAACCATTTCCGTCCATTCAATGCACGTCTGTTGGAAGCAAAAATGCAGGTAAAGTAAGAGCATCGAAGTTTTTACTTGTTGACGACATGATCGGCGGAATTGAAGAAGCGATGAACCCTGTAATACTAGACAAGCTTTGGAGCAAATACTCAGTAGATGCAAGACAAAGAAAAATACAGGATACGGACGGACGTAATTGCAAGGAAATACATATTGCTACAAGGTGGAGCGTGCATGACGTTATAGGACGGTTGCAAAACATGTACGAAGGCAATGACCGCGTAAAGGTAATTGCAGTTCCTGATGTCGATCCGGTAACAGGAGAAAGTAATTTTGATTATGAATTTTCCGGTTTTACAAAAGAGTTTTTCGAAGATCAGCAGCTCTTAATGGATGATGTATCTTACAGATGCTTATACAAACAGGAGCCGATTGAGCGAGAAGGTCTTGTATTTCCTGACGATAAAGTCAGAAGGTATTTGAATCTACCACATGGAGAACCGGAAATTATAACGGCACAGTGCGACACGAAAGGAAAGGGCACAGACTTTTTTGTAATGCCGGTATTGCAAAAATACGGAGAAGATTATTACTGTGTTGACTGCGTTTGTGATAATACAGCGGATTACGAGATACAGTACGAGAATGCTGCAAATATGCTTTTTAACAACAAAGTCCAGGAATGCGAGTTTGAACGTAATGCAGGCGGAGACAGAGTCGCTATGGAAGTGAATAAGCGTGTTGAAGGAATGGGGTGGGTTTGCAATATAACCGATACTCCAACCGAAACCAATAAAGAGGCTAGAATATTCCAATGTTCAAACTGGATCCTGCAGCACATCGTGTTCAAAGACAAAAGCATGTACTCACCGAAAGAACCATACGGAATAATGATGTCGTTACTGGAGAGGTATTCTGTGTCTGGTAAAAAGCAATTGGATGACGTGCCAGATGTATTTTCAAACTTTGCATTAAGAGTAACAAAAGGAGAAAGAGTCGCAAGAGTAGAAGCTGTAAGAAATCCGTTTAGGAGGTATTGATATATGCAAGCAAAAGAATATCTCGGTCAGGTAAGCAGAATTAACAGAATGATAAAAAATAAGGTTTCTGAGATTGCACAGCTGAAAGAGATTGCGATAAATATTTCTGCGATAGATACAGAAGAGAGGGTGCAAACTTCTCCGGACTTTGACAAAATAGGAAAAATGTTTGTCAGAATTGACGAAGAAGAAGATAAACTTAACAGCTTGATATTTGAATATATTGAGTTAAAGAATAAAATTATATCGCAGATTGAAGGAATTAAAGAAGAGACCTTCTATTGCGTATTGTTTTCTAGGTATGTCGAAAACAAAACATTTGAAAAAATAGCAATTGATATGCAATATTCATTCCGCCAGATAACGAGACTACACGGGAAAGCGTTATTGGCATTTGATAAAATGTATGGGGAAGAATATAAAAACATGTCCTAGAATGTCCTAATGTGAAAGTGCTATTATGTAAAATGAAAAGAAACAGTTAAGAGAAGCGTTGCGGATGCAGCGCTTTTTTATTTCGGAGATTAAGGTTATGCATTCACAATTTGTTTATTGCCCGAAATGCAAAAGAAGAGTTGCACGATACGACGGAAAATCAAAGATAAATATAATTGTGGAATGCAGGAAATGCAGGCGGCTTGTACTATTTCACGTAGACACCGGAATTACTGAGAATAAGCGTGTCCCAAAAAGAAATACAAGTTCTGGTACAACGATTTGGTAGGTGTTTAAATATGAACAGAATCGGATTTAACGATTTAGTGAACGGGGATTTTGGAAGAAAAATAGCACACACGGATGCAACAGAAATAAATTCACGAAATGTCGTTAGCATAATCGGAAATTGCATCGGATGTTTTTACAAAAACAAGCCTGCCATAAAATATCTCTGGAAGTATTACAAAGGAGACCAGCCGGTTCTTTACAGAACTAAAATATCAAACGAGGATATTATAAACAAAGTTGTTGAAAATCACGCATATGAAATTGTTCAGTTCAAGGTTGGCCAGACATACGGAGAACCGATACAGTTTATAAGCAGAAAAGACGATAAAAAAATAAATAAAGCGGTTGACGATCTGAACGACTTTATGGCAGATGCAAACAAGCAGGAAAAAGACGTAAAAGCGGGCGAGTGGCAGTCTGCAACCGGAACTTCATTCAAAGCGATTCAGCCGAAAAGCGGAGACGTACCATTCCGTATCGTAGCACCTAATCCTTTAAATACTTTTGTGATATACAGCAAAAGCACAGAGGAACCCATGCTCGCTGTCCAGGAATTAAAAGACGAAAATGGGAAATATTACAAGATGGCGTTTTCCGATACGATGTCTTTTAAAGTAGTTGACAGCACAGTTGTAGAATCAAAGCTTCACACATACGGAGAAATACCGATTGTCGAATATCCAAACAATCACGAGAGGATATCGGACATAGAACTTGTTGTGTCTATTCTTGATGCGGTAAATAAGATGCAGTCAAACCGTATGGACGGCGTTGAGCAGTTTATACAGTCGTTTGTAAAATTCGTAAACTGCGAAATAGACGCGGAACAGTTCGAAAAAATGAAAATGGAACATGCATTTGTAGTGAAGTCCATAAATAAGGATTTTAAGTCGGATGTAGACCTGATTACTCAAGAGCTTAATCAGACGCAATGCCAGGTTGCGAAAGACGACCTGTGGGATAATGCACTTTCCATCTTGGCAATACCAACAAAGCAGAGCAACACTGGCGGCGACACGCAGGGGGCGGTTCAGCTTCGCAACGGCTGGGACTTCTCGAAAACAAGAGCAAAATTAAAAGATCCAATTGTAAAAACAGCAGAAAAGAGATTAGCGGTTGTTGCGTTAAATGTACTCAGGATGGCAGGAATTGACCTGAAACTTTCCGTTAGGGATTTTGATGTGCAAATTAACCACAGCCCACAGGACAACATGTATACGAAGTCGCAGACACTCTACCAGCTGTTACAGTCTGGTATTCATCCACTTGTCGCGATTAAAACAGTCGGACTTTGGGGGGATTCCGAAAAAACATTCCTTTTATCGAAACCGTATATTGATAATTTGTGGAAGACGATTTACGACGTAGCGGAAAAAGTCGATACAAAAAGCGTAAATAACGATCATAGAAAGGAGCCAGATAATGAAGTATGAAAACAATGTCGTTCAGGACGGCGTTACGTATATGGCTGGTGAAGACGTCCCCGACATGGGAAGCATCATATGCATAAAATTTTCCGGCAATATCAGAAGTTATGAAGGACTGCAAAAGGACGTCGCAAAGCTTCCTACATATGTTGCAACAGGTAGCTCCTGCTTAATGGTTGACACGGGAAGGTTTTATAAGTTCGAAAAAACAACAAAAACTTGGTATGAACTATAGGAGCGATGCTGGAGAATGGAAGCAAACGAAGTATATGCAATACTAAAAAATCTAATAAAGAAGAATTCTGGGGCAACCGACGAACAGATTAAGCAGGCCGTGGAAGAATATCTTATTAAAAATCCCGTATCTGTAGAAACTGATAAGACCTTGTCAAAAAATGGAGTTCCGGCGGATTCAAAAGCCACAGGGGATGCGATAAAGAAAGTAGAAGAAATGGCAAACAGTACCATTGACGAAAGAATCCTGGACGCATTTTTTGGATCGATGAGAAACGGAAAGGTTTACCAAACAGAGCTGTACTTAACAGAGACAAACCCAACATCGGACGGTGTAAAAACGCTTGCCAACAAAGACAAGGTGTGTGAACCTTCAACTGATACTTTAGAAGGTCGAGACGACTATGAGGGTATCGGTATTTTTAACTGGTACAATTGTAATTACATCACAGACGATTATGGACGCAAAATCCCAACAGCAATTGAAGGCTGGGGTGATGGATACAAAAACGACAGCACTGTTGACGTAGGCGTTATCGCAATGACTCCGTATTGGTCGGTTGTCGAGAAAGATGGAAAACAAATCTGGACGCTATCGGACACGCCAAACGATGACTATGGGCTGATCCCATGGGAAACGGCGAGAAAAGAAGATGGAACTTACGCGTCCTATGTAATCCACAGCAAATACGTAAGCGGTATTGGAGCGGATGGTCTACTGAGATCATTCAAAAACTCAAAACCAGCAAGAAACCAGTGCTACAACAACATGATAGACAACTACCAAAAAAAAGGCAAAGGTTGCTGGGGAGCTGGAAAAGAAAGAAACATGTACGTTATTTTGTACGACGTAATCAAGTACGCTACAAAAAACGAACAGAAAACCTTCAAGGGAACAACGAACTACAATTTCCAGATTACGGCGTCGATAGAAAGAAGCACAAAAGAAACTTACTTCCCGGTTGCAAACAATCAGGCGGCGCAAATCATTGTTGGGGGTTACGTCTCTGTTGGATACGGAGCTAAAAACACAGATAACACGGTAACTAACGACAGGAGATACGCGACGATCCACCAGTATGCTGACGATGTTAAAGTGATGAGGATCGAAGATCTGGACGAAAACAACAAAGCTGTGTATCTGGACGTGGAGGATGGATTTACCACAATCCCCGTTACGTTGAGTGACGACGTAAATGCGCAGATAATTTTAACGTCGATGCACTGGCGGAGCGGCACGACAGACAAAGTAATCGGGAAACACGATGGATCAATGACATCCAACACGGATGGCAAGCATCCGTTTAGGGTAATGGGTCTGGAATGCTCGGTTGGCGGTTATGTCGTATACGCAGACTCGGTTATGATATTTAAAGAGGACTACAGCAAAGATGTATATATTGCGCCGAGAGGGGTTAAACATGTAAAAGACGAAGCGACGATCAAGAGCACCTACAAACCAATCGGCAATATCCCCGGAAACGAGGGAAATGATTTTTGGATTGGCGACATCGGCGTTGATGTGGAAACGTGCTCATGGTTTGCAAAGACCGTCGGAGCAAGCGATTCGCAAGGCTGGGGCGACAGATGCTCCGCTGGTGGCAAAAGCACATCTGGAACCAGAGAGGATCCTGGGCGCGGTTTTCTCGGGCTTGGGTCGGATGCCGGCTCTGTGTTCGTGTCTTGCTGGGCCGGGCTCGGCGGAGCGTACTGGGCGGACTGGCGCTCCCTCGGCTGCGATTAAAATTAGGTCGTCGGGGGGTGAATTTCCAAAGGAAAGAGGGGATCGCCCCTGATACGACCGGAACAATTAAAAGGACTTACGGCGCGCGCGGTAATCTCAGGAATGGGTCGAATGCTGGCTCTGTGTACGTGAATTGCAGGAACAGGCTCGACAGGGCGAACTGGAACTACCTCGGCTGAAATTGTTAATTTACAAACAAAAAATATTTGCGTCGTATTTCGCACTCGTAAAGAGTGTAGCCGAAAGGCTCTTGGGCAGATGCCCGAAATACTTTTTATAGACCTACTAAAACTTTCACAAAGGAAGGAGTAAGGATAGGCAGGGAACGCCTGCTTGTCGGGGTTAGTAGTAAAAACCGAAAGCCCTTATAAAGACAATCGAAAAATGAAAACGTATTGTAAAAAGGTCGATATCACCGATAGAAAGCTGATACAAAGAGCGGTGTATAAGTGTCTCAAGAAGAAATACAAAAGAAACGATGTGCACAGGATGTTTGCAGAGTACACTGGACTTTCGGCAGATTTTATACGGAGAGTGCTGAACGAATTTGGTATAAAGGGACTGAAACCCCTAGTGGAAATGGTAATTGACGGTGTGCGTGAAGAAATTATCCAAAATAACATAAAATTTAAACCGATATGGTACAAGAATAAAATTGACGCGTCCAGTCAAAAGGTGCGGAGAATCGGAATCCAAAACATCAAACAGCAGATATATGACTATATCGCCGTAGAAGCTATGGGAGACATCCTGAAAAGAATCGGAGAATACAAATGCGCGGCGTTGAAAGGAAGAGGCCAATCATACGGGATTAAAGCGATAAAACGCTGGATGCGAAACAAGAATATCAGATACACAGGACAATGCGACATAAAAAAGTGCTATCCGTCAATAGACAGGAATAAGCTGTTGGAGTTTTTGGAGAAACGCATTAAAAACAAGCCACTACTTGGTTTGATAAGGCGTCTGGTAATGACGTTTGACACAGGCCTGAGCATCGGATCGTATTTGAGCCAATATCTTTGCAACCTATTTTTATCTCAGGTATATCACGCAGTAGCCGAAAGAATGTACCGTGTAAGAAAGAAAAGAAATGGAACAAAGAAGCGGATTAACCTTGTAAAGCACCAGCTGTTCTTCATGGACGATATGCTGATTCTTGGCACGAATGCAAGTGATATCCATAAAGCAATGGATATGATAATGCAAAAGGCTAAAGAAATGGGTCTGGAAATCAAAGACAGCTGGTCGGTTTTTACAACAGTTAGCAAGAGCAAAGATGACGGACACTTTATCGACATCATGGGAGTGCGCATATACAGGCAACACACTACGATCAGGCGGCGCGTATTCCTACGCGTTCGTAGGGCGTACAAAAATGCGCTTGCACTTATAAAGCAAAGTAAGAATGTGCCGCTGTGGCTTGCAAGAAAGTGCATGTCATACAAAGGAATCCTAGACAACACAGAAAGCCATAATATAAAAAAGAAATACAATACAAGCAAAATAATACACATTTGCAAAGGAGTGATATCGCGTGAAAGCAAGGTTCGATTCAGAGCAGCCTAGCGTTAGGTGTGTTTCTGATTCCGGCAAAATATATATATTTATTGCCGTAAACGGGAAGTGGACAGAAACCGTGTATGATGAAACAAAAGATCCACAGACGGTGTGGGAATGCGACTACAGAGAAATCGTAACAAGAGAAGGAAGAATAGACCTAGAGAAAGTAAAAGAGAATCCAGGTAAATATCTGGATTGGGTGGATCAGGAAGAACGGAGCGCAGAAGAGAAAATTGCAGAGTTACAAGACCAAAACAAGATGCTAACACAGTGTTTAATGGAAATGTCGGAGATTGTATATGCTTAAATGCTTAGAAAGGATGGTAATTATGATGGCTATGTTATGGGCGCAGGAAATTATGTCTCAGGAGACAATTGAAGAAGCAAAGAAAATGTATCAGAGATGCCCAAGGCTGTTAAAGGAAAAGGTTAAGGCTATTCTGATAAACAGCGGGTTTGAAGAGATTACAGAATAAAGAAAATGGCGGGAATACGATTAAAAAATGACGAATTAAACGTCATTTCATATGATAAGTATTTCGGAGAAATGGACATTTCGGAAGAAGAAAAGGAAAAGCGCAAACAGATTGCAAAAGAGCTGGAAGATGCTTTTTTTATTATGTTTTATCTTCTTACAGATTCAGATATCGAAAGCGTATACAAATATATTCAGGAAAAGTATTGCGAAATCTGCAGAAAATACATTTCTTCGAGAGAAACGCCAACGTACATCGTTACGTATTCCGCTTATATTACAAAGCAGATCATTGATTCTGTAAAAGAAAATTTTGTTTATAACGCGGATACATGCAGATTGAAATCCATGAATATTGCAGCGAATGAAGCAAACGTAATTGGAAATTACATAAATCAAAAGGACGCGGTACGTCATGGGTTTAAGTACAAAGTTTGGAAGACTAAAGAGGACAAAAAAGTCCGACATACACATGTAAAAGTGGACGGAAAAAAGATTGGAATATTCGATTCTTTTAAGGTCGGAAATTCTGAAATGATGTTTCCGAAAGATTATTCACTTGGGGCGCACCCAGAGGAAATAGTAAACTGCCGGTGCGTAGTTAAATATGAAAGAAGTTAAAGCTGCCAATATGGCGGCTTTTCTTTTTTATAAGCAGCTATGCGGTAAATAGCAAATAAAAACTTTGCAGGAACGACCTGCGGAAACAAAAATGTGAGTTATTGGAGGTTATTTTTTATGACAAGAGAACAGGTAATTAAGCTTTTCCCGGATGCGACAGACGATCAGATTACAGCACTTTTAAACCAGAACAATTCCGAGGTAGCAAGAGAAAAGGAGAAAGCTTCTGGCTATAAAGAAAAAGCGAGCAAGGCAGATGAGCTGCAAAAAAAAATCGACGAGCTTGAATCTGGAAATCTTTCCGAGATTGAAAAAGCAAACAAAGCCTTGGAAGAAGCGAATAAGCAGATTGCTGTTTTACAGAAAAACAATGCAATCAGAGATCAGAGAGAATCTGCTATGACGAATTTTAAAATTACGGCAGAGCAGGCAAAGACGGTCGTAAAAGACGACGGAAGTCTTGATTATTCTGAACTCGGGAAAATTATCTCCGAAAAAGAAACTGCGTCTGCACAAGCAAAGGAACAGGAAATCGCAAAAAGCGCAGCTGTTCCGAATGGTGGATCAGCAGGCGGAAATAAAGAAAAAACAGCCGATGTTGAGAATGCAGAACTGATCTCCTTCGGAAATCAGTCGGCATCAGCAGAAGCGCAGAATCATTATGTGATTTAAGGAGGTTAAAATGGGCAAACCAATCGAAAGGGATTTCACCCAGAAAAAAGGTATTTTAAAATTTTTCCCGTATGAAGGGGCGGCGTGCATCGTTCCGCAGACGATGGTATCAAGTCCGGATGGAAATGGCAATAAGATCGTAAAGGCGGGTACACCATTCCCTAGCAACGACAATAAATGCGTTGGATATCTGCTGGAGGACGTGGATGTAACGATGGGAGATGCTCCCGGCACTTATGTTTATCAGGGATCTATCGACAACAAAAAACTGACTGAAAATGGAGTAACTGTTGAGGCAACAGCAAAGACCGCAACCCCGAGAGTTACTTTTTTTGACTAAAAAAACAGGAGGAAATTAAGGATGGCATTACCTTTATCCGAAGCATTTACAGCCAGAAGCCTTGGCGTAATGTGGAATAACTACGAAAAAACACTTGGCTCCGCACCGTATCTCGGGAGGCAGAAATTTGGCACAAGAAAACAGGATTCTCTGGAGCTGAGATTCATTAAGGGGAAAAGCGGACTTCCTGTTTCCCTGAAAGCATCTAATTTTGATGCACAGGCAGAGTTGAGAGATGTTGGCGGATTCTCCGATATCCAGAACGAAATGCCTCTTTACCGTGAGTCATATATGGTAACAGAAAAAGAAGAACAGGAATACGACAATTACAGAAGCGCAGAAAACACCAGCCTTGCAAATCAGGTCCTTCGCGAGATCAGCAAGAAGCCAATGATGTTGATTGAAGGCGCCATGGTTGTTCCGGAGCGACAGATTTGGAACCTGTTAGCACCGGAGGACGGCGTACCAAAAATTCCCGTAACAATCGGAAGCAAGAGCTATACAGTCGAGTATACAAGCGACGGAGGAGTGGCGCACAAAGCAGACCATTTCGTGGATATTTCCGGTAGTGATACGGATAAATGGTCTGAGGCGGCAACGGCAACACCTCTGGATGACTTGATCGAAGAAAGAAGAGCATTTGCAAAGAAAACTGGCTATTCGCTTACAAGGTTTACCATGAATACAGAGACGTGGGAAATGGTTCTGAAAGCGGAAGACACAAAGAAACAGGTTCTTGGCATTACTGCTTATAACGGTGGAATCAGGCTGCAGCAGGCGCAGGTAACGGAATATCTGCGTGGATACGGAATTGAAATCGAGGTTTACGACAAGCTTTATGTAGACCCTGCAGATGGGAAGACAAAGTATTTTGTACCAACCGGTATTATTTCCGCACAATCTGGCGGTGTTTACCTGGGAGATTATGTATTCGGGAAGACTCCGGAAGAAAGAAGCGGAAGTATTACAGACGGCAATCTGTCTATCGTAGAAACTGGTATTTCTGTGTACACATATGCGACCAATCATCCGATCAATACGCATTGCATGGTGTCAATGATCGGTCTCCCTACCTTTGAAGGAATGGACAGCGTTGTGGTTATGAAAGTCGCTTAGGAGGCTTAAATGATTGCTGAATACACAGTAAAGCGAAACGGAAAATGGTACAAAGCAGGTGAGTTTATTCCAGAAGCGGAAGTGTCTGCCTCTGGAATAAATCCAGAAAAATTCCGAAAAACAAAAACAGAAATAAACATGATGAAAGTCGACGATCTTAGAGCACTCGCAAAGCAGTATGGAATTGAAAACGCAGATTCCATGACGGGAAGCGCGATAAAGGAACATTTTGTGAAGATTTTCGATTTGTAGGAGGGTTTTATGGCTTACTCAATATTGGAACAGGTAAAAATACGATTAAAGCAATTCCATATTGAAAGCGCAGAAAATTCTGACACAATCGTGTTTGACAGCAAGGAGGACAACCCACTTCTTGAGCAGCTTATCGATCAAGTAAAACAGGAAATTGTTTCAAGGAAAATGTATCCAGATAGCTATACAGAAGAAAAAATAGAAATGGATATGAAAAAGTACGAAGGAAATATTGTGAATCTGGTTGTTTACGACCGTTCTCAGGCAGGAGAGTCATACATGGCATCTTATTCGGAAAATGGCGTAAGTAGGAGCTGGAAAGACAGAGAGGAGTTGTTTGCTGGTATTTATCCGTTTGTAAAAATCTTGTAATACATAGAAGATTGTGCGTTGCCTTATGGCAGCAGGCCGCACACATTGAGAGGTGGAGGGTAGTGTGCGAAATAAACATTATAAGGCGGTAAAAATGACGATAGCAAACATCATAAGCCTTGTTGCGCTTTCTTTCTCGATTGTATTTAGCGTTTGTTCTATGTTTTTTTCTATTCGCGGGAACAAACGAACAGACACAAAAGATATCGAAAGCAGAGCAAGGGAGAATGCAGAGTTAAATTGCAAACTCGATATCATAAGCAAGAACACGGCAGATATTAAATATGATATCTCAGCCGTAAAAAAAGACGTGCAGGCACACGGTGAAAAAATCGTAGAGCTTGACGCGTCTGTAAAATCTGCGCATCACCGCATAGATGGTATCGAAACACGATTAAATAACAAGGAGGCAACACCATGAGCGAATACGGTATGAAGTGGATGAAGGCGGCTGCAGTGAGAGCTGTTAAAACATGTGCACAGACAGCAGTTGCCACAATCGGAACGGCGGCGGTCATTGGAGACGTAAACTGGGTTATGGTAGCGTCTGCGTCAGTTCTCGCAGGATGCTTATCTATTTTGACAAGTATCGCAGGACTTCCGGAGATTAAAGAAGATGCTTGACATAAATAAACAAAAAATGTTGCATTCGCTTCCGAATGGAAGAGGACCCGTGTATGAATTGGACGAAAACGGGGACGTTAAATACATTGTCATTGATGGCGAATCCGTACCGGTTATTACAGGTGAAACAGAAACCGCATATGAAGAGCCGGTCAAATTTTTTGCAAATATAAGCAACAAGCTAAGCGAAGCGTTGATGAAAGAATTCGGGATAGACCAATCAACAAATTACGTGCAGATTGTGTCTGATAAAGGGAGGCTGCCGCTAATGGTTGGCAGCCTTGTTTGGAAAAAATCTTCTGTGGCGCATAAAAATCTTAGACCCGACCCAAAGTCCGCCGACTATAAAGTTATTGGAGTTGCAGACGAAGGATTGACGGTCGACTTGTTTTTGCTCCAAAAAAACGTTAAGTAGGTTTGACATGGCAAGACATAACATCACAATAGGGCTGTCCCCTAAATCGATTGATATTGCAATAAAAGAGCTCCGAAAATACAAGGAATATTTGCGAAAAAAAACAGATGAACTTGTAAAAGCATTGGCAGAGTCTGGAATACCAGTCATTGACGAAAGCATGGGCGAGGCCAACTATACATATGACGAAAATGGGGTCAGAAGCGGTTCTGATACATCCCACTACAGTTATGTGAAAATGGAATCGTTCGGGAATGTATCCCGTGCAAAACTTATCGTAGAAGGCAAAGAACTTCTGTTTATCGAATTTGGGGCTGGTGTTTATTACAATGGGCCGGCAGGAACAAGCCCACACCCTAAAGGGCAGGAGTTCGGCTTTCTGATAGGCTCTTATGGCGCAGGACATGGACAGCGAAAAGTTTGGGGATATTACGATGATGACGGTCAATTGGTGTTAACGCATGGCGTGGAAGCAACTATGCCTGTTTTAAAAGCGAGTCAGGAAATTATCGAAAACTATGTTTCGGTCGCAAGGAAGGTGTTTGGAAATGGATAATAACAACATGTGGGCAATGGATTTTGAAACCACAATATTTACCATGTTTTCATTTTTTTTGAGAAAGCACTTTTCTGAGAAATACCCAGACATGAACATTACGCAGGACGAGGAACAAGACGGAAATCCGATTTTTCCGACAATTTTGCTTCGCCAGATGCCAATGTCGGAAACCGGAAAAGACATCGAAGGGACTTCGATCAATGCAATTCGCACAACAATGCAGGTAAATATTACGTACAAAGGGAAAAAGCAGAATTTGAAAGAACTTACTTCTTATTCTGTTTTATTTTTTAAAAAATATGGGTTTGAAATATCGAACGTTTTTTACAGTGTTTCAAACGATATAAGAGCTTCCACTTTTCGAGCAAAAAGAATTGTTGGAGCAAGTGACATTTTGAATTAAGAGCTGAAAAGCTCTTATTTTTTTGACAAAAAGGAGGTAACTTATGGAAGCTGGAATTTCCACGCTTGGGATTACATTCGGTTACGGGACAGAGACGACAGCTGGTGAAAAGCCAACAACATTTACTCAGTTGCATCGAATAAATGCAATAGGCGGCATTACAATCGAAAACGAGCAGATTGATGCATCGGCTGTAGAAGACCTTGTATCGAGATACGTCAGAGGACGTGGCGATACAGGCGGTTCCTTCCCTGTGACTGTCAACTTTACATCAGAAACAAAAGAAGAATGGAGCAGCGTTATCACTGCTTACAATGCACTTAACGGCGGAAAACGCATGTGGTTCGAGACCATTATCCCAGGATTTGACGATGCGTTTTTTGTAGTTGCAGAACCGCCGACAGCTATTCCCGCTCCGGAGATTGCTCAGAACGAGCTGCTTACCGTGGAAATGGGATTGACAATTGAAGAGTACAAAGGAATGGAAACAAAGGTTGCATTCGCATAAGAACTTGACGGGGCGCTTGCCCCGTCTTTTTTTGAAAGGTAATAAAAAATGAAAACATTTAAAATTAACAACAAAATTTATTCACCAGTTCCGTTTGATTTCAATTTTATTTGCGATCTGGAAGACATGGGAGTCTCTCTTGAGAGAGCAGGTGAAAAACCTATGTCTATGTTAAGAGCATATTTCGCAAAGTGCACCGGAAGAGGTACGGAGTTCGCCGGAAAAGAAATGGAAGACCATATGATTAACGGTGGAAGCCTTAAGGATATCATGGACGTTATGGCAGAGGAAATGAAAAAATCTGATTTTTTTCGCAGCCTCAGCCAGAGCCAGGAAACGAACGATCAGGCGGGCTAAATCAAAAATTTCAAAACGGGAAAAAGTACAATTCACAAAGAGAACGTTTTGAAAAAGAGTGGTTCCCAATAGCATACTCTATGGGCGTTTCCTGGAATGATTTTTGGAAAATGAACCCTAGAATTATCAAGGCTATCTCAAACGGGTACAACGAAAAACTAAAACGGCAGGACTACATGTTGTGGCTGAATAATCAGTACACATTGTCTGCTGTTTACACTGCCTTAGACCACTTGCTGAATGGGAAAAAGGCAAAATCGGAATATTTTAAAAGCCCAATAATAGAAGAGACTTTAAAAAGAAAACAACTAAACGAAGATGACTTGCAGAAGCAGCGAGAATTGTTTGTTGCAAAACTCGAAACAATGAAAGCGAACTTCGAAATTGCACACCCTGAAAAGAAACAGAAGTGAAGGTGGTGGTTTAAATGCCGAATGAAATAGATTCCTTGGAAGTATCAATTGAGTCCGACGCGAGCAAAGCAAATTCGGAAGTTGACAGTTTAATATCTAAGCTGCGGGATCTTTCTTCTGTTATTTCTAAAATTCGCGGTGATAAAGCTTTCGAAAGCATGAGAGACGGAGCAGAGGAAATTGCCGGAGAATTTAAAAAAGCCGCAAAACCAGTTGCAGAAGTGAAAACAGATATCAAAAAATTGGTATCTGAAATAAGCAAAAAAAGTATCGACATAAAACCAGAAGTTGACACGTCGAACGCAGAAGCAGAAACAAAAAAATGGCAGAATCAGCTTCGGAGTGCTCAAAATGCGCTGAACAGGATTCTTGCATCCTCAGACCCGGAAAAACAGGCTAAAGGAATTGAAAGATATACAATTCGAATCAACGAAGCGAAAAACGCACTGGAGCAGTTAAAAAACGTTTCCGCGAAACCAGCAGAATCAGATATGGATCATATTGATGCTGCAATCAAGCGCATGTACGAAAGGCAAAAAGCGGAATCGAAACCAAACAAGGAATGGGAAAACGGACGCGTTGAGCCACTCGGATCCATGAAACATGAAGGAGCTCCTATACCCGATTTCCTTAAAAGCAACGACATAAAAGAAGCGGCAGAGGAACTTTCCGATTTCGAAAAAACGTTGGAAAGTGTGCAGGCACTAGAGTTCAAAGGCAGCGGATTTTTCGAAATGGAAAAATGGGTAAGCGATCTGCAAAGCAGGCTTGAGCAGCTCCTGAACAAGCAGGAAAAGCTTCAAGATTTGGGGGCAAATGTAGATACGCAAAGGCTACAAAGCATCGCATACGATATCGAGCAAATATCAAAGACGTTGGATGTATACGAAGGAAAGGTAGAATCCGCAAGGAAAGCAGGGCAGCTTGATATTAAGGTTCCCAAAATTGATGCAGACGTAAAAGATTCAGACATTAAGTCGGTAAGAGAAAAAATAACAAGCGCTCTTTCCAGCACAAAAATTGTTATTCCCACAGATGGAATGAATGAAATCCAAAAAGAACTTGATAAGGTAAAACGAAAATACGACGACATTGCAAAATCAATGTCCGTAAAATCTTCTATTACTCCATTTTACGGAGCAACTGTTGATTTCAAGAAAAAGCAGGCAGAATTAGCTGCATTACGACAGGAATACCAAGATCTTATCAATAAGCAGAAAGAACTATCACTGTCTGGCGGATTTCAGCTTAATTTTAAAGGGCTTTCTGATGGTGCAAAAACACTTGGCAAAAATATTACTCCTGTTGCTTCTGCGTTGTCTAAGGCTAACAAGCATTTAAGTTCTTTCGCTAGGAAAGTTGCATCAACTCTGGCACCGACGAAAAAACTGAAATCTGCGATGGGCGGTCTTGATCTGTCGAGCGCAGGACTTGCAAAAAGCCTATTACGGACGAGCAAAATGCTGAAATTGATGGTCGTCCGAATGGCGTTGCGTGGAGTTATCGACGGTGTAAAACAGGGAATGGTTGGTCTGTCCCAGTACAGCAACGAGACGAATAAGAGCCTGTCTCTTTTGATGAGCTCATTGAAACAACTAAGCGCATCTTTTGCAGCGGCCGTATCTCCAATTATAAATGCATTTGCGCCGGCATTGGACTTTATTATCCAGAAAATCATCGCTGTTGTAAATATGATAAATCAGCTTTTTTCTGCGCTGACTGGCAAAAATACGTTTATATATGCAAAGAAGCAGGCGGATGATTTTGCAACAGCTGTCGGCGGGGCGAACAAGAATGCCAAAAAGCTGAATCAGACGCTTCTTGGAATTGATGAATTAAATATAAACAATCCGGACAAAAACAGCGGCGGTAGTTCCGGAAGTGGGATAACTGGAAGCGACTTTGAAGAAAAACCAATTGAAAACAAGTACAAAGACCTGGCGGACAAGATCAAAGATTTCTTTTCGAAATTATTTGCACCTCTGAAAGAAGCATGGAACCGGGAAGGCCAGTTCGTAATGGACTCCTGGAAGTATGCACTGGATGAGGTAAAAAAGCTTGTGCAAGACATTGGACGAGACTTCCTGATTATGTGGAATCAGGAAGAGACGATCGCGATGCTTGCGGATATGCTGCATATCATCGGGGATATCGGGCTGGTGGTAGGAAACCTGGCAAAAAACTTCCGCGAAGCGTGGAACGCAAATGATGCAGGACTGCGGACATTGGAAAACATCCGAGATATATTTGCGGCGATTATTCACAATATCCGGCAGGCCGCAGACGCAACGGTTATCTGGGCACAGGAGTTGGATTTTAAGCCGTTGATGGAGCAGATTGCACAGTACACGCAGTCTCTGATTCCGGTGTTTGATGCGCTGTCCGGCGTGATGACAGATTTTTATACACAGGTGCTTTTACCGCTTGGGAAATGGACGATCGAAAATGGGCTGCCTGAACTGTTGAATATTTTGAAACAGTTCAATGAAAGCATAGACTGGTCAGCAATGCGTCAGGAGCTCTCTGATTTGTGGTTACATCTGGAACCGTTCGCAGAAACAGTAGGTCAGGGATTGCTTGACTTTATCCGCGATCTATCCGAGAAAATATCATCTTTTGCAAACAGTGAAGTTTTTTTAAGCGTACTCGATGAAATAAAGAAGTGGCTGAACAGCGTAAAACCAGAGGGAGTAACAAATGTACTGAAAGATCTGGCAAAAGCCCTTGTTGCGTTCAAGGTTGCAGTTGTCGCAGTTGACATCGCATTAAAAGGGACGATGATTGTACAGACCCTTACAAAAATAGGAGCGGCATTCGAATCATTGCGTCTTTTTGTTCAGAATTTTATTGCATTCTTTACTGGAATACCATGGCTGGAAATCTTTCAAAGCATGAATCCGGCAATGCAAGCGGAGTTGTTTTTTAGACTAGAAGACAAAATCGCAGGAACATTTCTTGATCCGTTTTCGTGGGATAACGTAATCGGAGACTTGCTACGTGGGATTGGAAATGCACTTGGATTGCTTGCGGACGGAATCATCGAGCTGCTGAGTGAACCGCTCGAAGTGGGCAAGAGAGCGATTGAATCCATTTTTGACATAAGCTGGGTACAGGAACTATTTGAAAAGTGCCTTGAAAATTTCAGGAGTGCATTCAAAGGAGAAGAGATCGGTAAAAATATAGCCGAAGGATTTTTCAATGGTATTTCTGCTGCTTTTGGGCTTTTACTTGCACCGATTGTCAATATTTTCAGCGATATCGTCGAGGCGGTTTGCGAGCTTTTAGGTATCCATTCTCCCAGTACGGTTTTTGCAGAGATCGGTGAAAATGTTATCTCGGGATTACTGCTTGGAATCAGCGAGTTTTGGAATACGATAATTGAATTTTTCACAAATTCTTTTGCCGAGCTAATAGCTTTCTTTTCAAACAGCTGGCTATCTATTCAGGAAGGTGTAACAAATGTTTGGAATAACATTACGTCATTCTTGACAAAAACGTGGACGAACATTTCTACTACTGCAAGCGCGATTTGGAATGCGATAAAGCTTTTTTTGATTACCACATGGACAAATATAAAAACAACTGCTATCGAAATATGGACAACCACAAAAGACAAGATTGTTGAAATCTGGAATAAGGTAAAAGAAAAAGCGGAAGAAATATGGGATAAAGTAAAAGAAGTAGTAAAGGAAAAATTTGACAAAATCAAAGAAAAATCCGATGAACTGATCGAAAAGTTTCGGAATTTAAAGGAAGAAGTAAAGGAAAAATTCGAGAGTGTAAAAGAAATCATCAACAACACAATCGGATCCGCAATTGACAAACTTGCAGGATTTATCGATAAGCTGAGGGAAGCCGGTCAAGCTGTCAAGGATTTCCTCGAGAGTGGGTATGAAAAAGTAAGCGGAATAATTGGTAGTATTGGCGGAGCACTCGGAATATCTGCGCACTCTGACGATGCAGCATCCAACCCAGTTGCTTTCAGCATTCCCGCATACGCGGTCGGAGGATTCCCCGAAGATGGATTGTTTTATGCGAATCATAATGAACTTGTTGGCTCGTTTGGAAACGGGAAAACTGCCGTAGCAAATAACGATCAGATAATCGAAGGCATCCGAAGCGGCGTTGAATCTGCTGTAGAAAACGTCCTTGCGCCGTATCTGGAACAGATTGTGCAGAATACGAGAGAAACAGCAGAAAAAGAAAGCAGTATAAGCATTGATGGCAGAGAACTTATAACCGCCATAGATGCGAGAAGCAAAAGGAACGGATATTCGTTCACGTAAGATTAAGGCGGCAAGATTGCCGCCTTTTTTGCGAGGTGATTTTATGGCAATGTCCTCATTTTTAAATGTAAACGGATACGACCTTCCGTGCCCAGCAGCCGGATTTTCGTGGACGATATCGACTACGGTAAATGCAGGGCGCAACGTAAACAACGCAGTTGTTGGACAAAGGGTAGGACGCGATCTGTACAAGCTGGAAAATCTTAAGTGGGTTGGGTTGTATCCGGAACAAAGAGCGCTCATATTGAAAGCCGTGAAAGATTATTTCGTACCCGTAACCTTTGAAGATATGGAGAATCCAGGGAAAACAATAACCGTTACCATGTACCCAGGAGACAGAAAGGGAGTTCCGCTATTCGCGGACAAATTAACGCACATGATTACAAGAGACGAAACCCTTTCTTTCAATTTAATTGATTGCGGATGGTAGGTGATTAAATGCAGAATGCAAGCAAAGCTTATAAGCAGTCAATAAAGGGCATAGGGCGCAACAGGGAGTACATTAAGGCGACGATAGGCGTCATAAATTCAGAAGCACAGAAAAACGTTGCATTGGACGACGTTACAGAAGTCACATATTTTTCAAACAAAAGGAAACCATTCGATCATTATACCGTAGACAACGTGTATGCTACTCAGGAGGAAGATTTTACAAAAATCGATGGTAGCATGTACTTTTTACCAAAAGAAAACTCTGGATATGAGTTTTATAATAACGGAATTGTTTCTTTAAACATTTTGGGTGCGATAAAAATTTCTTTCAAAGGCGCTACCGGGCTCGATATAAAAGGTTTAACGATAAACTTCGGAGAGCGCTTCCCGGTAGAGTTTACCATAGAAAATGACAACGTATCTCACCATTACACGAATAACGATAAAGCCTATTGGTCTACAGAAGATTCGTTTGATGGAACATCTTACTTTATCATTACTCCAATAAAAATGATAAATGGAAATGGACGATTAAGAATAGAACAGTTTTTCTGCGGAATCGTAAATGCTTTTGGGAACAATGAAGTTATAAGTTATACCGGTAAGGAATATGTATCTTCTATCACGGACACAATACCCAGTAATGATGTGACGCTTACGGTAAACAATCGAAGCCAATACTATAACCCAGATAATCCGGAAAGCGCCCTTGCCTACATGGAAGTAGGGCAGGAGATAAAAGTACAATTCGGATATGATGTTGACGGTCTTGGAAACATCGAATGGATTCCGGAGCAGACAACGTACCTGAAATCTTGGTCTACGACAGATACAGAGGCAAAATTTGTTTCTACAGATAGGTTTGACTATATGACGGGAACATATCGAAGAGGGCTGTACAAGGAAGAAGGGATTAGCCTTTACGATCTTGCTGTTGACGTTCTTAATGACGCTGGCATAACGGACGAACGAGAGTTTTTTATCGACCCGTACCTAAAGAACGTTATTGTAAAGAATCCAGTTCCGGTGTTGAAGCACAGCGAAGCCTTGCAGGTTATAGCAAATGCCGGAAGATGCACTCTCTATGAGGACAGAAACAGCAGGATACATATGCAATCTTCGTTTATCCCTGACATGGTAGCAAGTTCAAAAAACCAGACCAATTACAGCCATGTAGAGAATATATTAAGCCCATCTAAAAAAGATGCTTATGCGATATACAGCAATGATTTTTCTGTTGTTGATGGAAGCGTTCTTTTCCTTGATTCAAATGATATAAGCAAAAACACTGGTTATATAAGCAATTCTGTTTCAAACGAGTATGGATTGTTTGAGGAAAACCCATCAATCACGATTGAACTGGAAGCTGGGTATGTTGCTTATGGTTTTACAATCCGTTTTCGCAATGTAGCTCCAGAAGAATTTGACATCGAAACATATTATAACGGAGAAGTTGTAGAAAGCAGACATGTGTCAGACGTGTCAAAAAATGATTGGTCAACAAATGAGCAATTCGCACTTTTTGACAGGATGCAGATCACCTTTACCAGATCCTATCCGAACAGCAGAATAACGATTGATAACGTCACGTTTGGAGATATAACAGATTACCACATCGAGAGAAATGACATAACATCATCTGTAACAGCAACGAGGCAAAATAAAATAAAGTCAATCTCAGTTCTGATGACAGAATATCGAAAAACATCAGAGAAAAAAGCATTATTTTCCCAAGAAACAGTGCTGAATGTTACAGATACAACAAGGACGGTATATTTTAATAACGCAAGCTACGGATTTACCGTAGAGGTTGAAAGCGAAGATATCACAGCAGAAGTGACTGAAAGTGGAAGCTATTATGCGGTCTTGTCATTTGATGGCGTTAGCAAAGAAGCAACCATTAAATACACTGTATCCGGTTACGAATTTGCAACAGAAGAGATCCCGTACCATGTAAAGCACAATGACACTGGAGAAGAAAAAACATGGAAAAATCCTCTTGTAAGTGACGCGACGCACGCAAAAGCGTTGGAACGATGGCTCGCCTCGTATTTCCTTGGAGATGTCGACTATAAAATACCGTGGCGTGGAGACCCAAGAACGGACGCAAATGACGTATTTTACCTAGAACTCGCGAATGGAAGCGAAACAGAAATAAGGACATACCAAAACGAGCTTAAATTCAGCGGATCGCTGAGCGGAACTATGAGAGCTAGAAAGGCGGTGATTTAATTGCCTGACGAAATTACAGAGTTGATACCTCCGAAAACGGATTGGTTATCTTCGGACAGGTTTAATATCGAGGACTACAACCGAATCAGGAACAATATTTTGTATATACACGGTATCGCTAATCAGGTCTATCCGTCGTTTGAGCTCGAAAGTATGGGAGAGAGCAAAAACTCTTACGATGGATACTGGACGGCGAATGAATTCAATGCAATCGAGAGCAACGTATCCGCAATCAACGATCATATCTTGTCGAAAGATTACGGAGTTTCTCAGCGATTTTTCCCAAACGGAGCTTTTATAAAATGGGATGAACTAAACAGAATTGAATCTGCAATATCGTCTATGAACGCTATTTTAGCAAGGCAAAAAGGAAGCATACCACGGCTGCAGTTCAGACTTGGAAACTACAAATCCATTAAAATTTAATCATGCGGAGGCGATTATGTATTTAAAGTTTTTAAACAGTAAAAAGGCGATAGAATGCTCTGTTATTACGTGCGGAGACAACGTCGTTACGATTCTGCCAAAAACCAAAATATCGGTAAACACAACTGGATTTGACCTGTATTTAGACAAAGACTGCGAAAACAACATAGGTGGAGATTATTACCATGGTTTCACTACAGTCTACAGGAACGATTCGGAAACAAAAAAATACAATGGATATCAGCTTTCAAATGACGGAAGTGTTTACGAAAAAGAAAAGCACACAGTTCTGTTTCGTGCCGGCGCAAATGGTCATCTTTCCGGGAACTTGGAAATAAAGGCAGATGACTATAGCGGCCTGATTGCTCCGGAAGCTTCTGGCGAAGAAGGATACAAATTTTCTGGATGGCTTCCGGAAATACCAAAAGGCGGAGATATAAAGGAAGATATTACGTTTACTGCTATTTTTTGTGAAAAGCCAACAGTAACTTTCAAATCCTCAGAAAATGGTGGAATTATCGGAAACAGTGTGCAAAAAGTTGACCGTTACGAAGATTTAAAGATTCCCGATGTTTCTCCGATTTCTGGTTACGAGTTTGTCGGGTGGCTTCCTGAAATTCCGGCGTCTGGCGACATAGACACAAACAAAAAGTTCACAGCAAAAATACGAAAAATATTTGTTCCTACAATCAGGTTTACTGTGTCAGATAAAGGTACAATTTCCGGAGATGCGGAGCAGCACGAAACTTCTTATGAAAACATAATTGTTCCCAGCGTGGAAACGGAAGAAAATTACAGGTTTACCGGCTGGGTTCCGGAGGTTCCAAAAAGCGGAAGCATCGAATCTGACGTAACATTTGCAGCAGACATAGAATATGTCCCTACGCTGGATGATGTAAAGGAAGAAAAAATCCTGTCATTAAATTCCGAGCAGCAGTCCACCATTGCAGAAGGGTTTGACATCACTCTTACGAACGGAACTGTAGAACATTTTACGTTGACAGAGCGAGACCAGACAAGCCTTGTCGGATTACAGACGCTTGTTATGTCAGGAGCCGAGTCTATACCGTGGCACACATCGGATCATTCCGAGCACTGCCGCTATTACTCGAATGCAGATATGGCTCTGATCGTGAATAAGGCATTGCAGTTTGTAACATATCACGTTACGTATTTTAGAGATCTGAGAATCTATGTAAATAGCATGGTAGACAAAGAGAGTGTAAACGCTGCTTATTACGGAATGTACGTACCTGAGGAATATCAGTCCGAGGTATTAAAGGACATTTACAAGCAGCCGAACTAAAACGTTGGAGGAATTGAAATGGCAAAAAGAACGCTGGCGACAGATTTTAAGGACGATATACTTGCCGAAAGCATGGATGGGAAGAGAAGATATAGACTTGTTGCGAATGGAGACGGAACGTATTGCCTCGAGGACGCAAGCGTTTACGAACAAACTGGCAGTATCTACGGCGCGAAACAGGTAAACGAAGCAAACGAAGCAATAAACAGCTCCGCGGACGCTACAAAAATAATTGACGACATCGATGCTGTTTTAGCAAACACGGTCGGCGGGTACATGGCAGGAGCCATGGCAGTCAAAGGTCTTGATGGAAAATTAAAAACTGTCGCAAAAACAGGAAGTTACAATGATCTTACGGACAAGCCCAAAATTCCATCAGGCGCAGCAGCAGATTATGCTGTTGCTGATAATGACACAACAAACAGTGCCGCAAGCCTTGTTACGGCAAGAGTTGCATACGAACACGGAACAGAAATTGACGGTCTTTCGGAAACGATCGAAAAAAGATTCCCGGCTGGAACCGGAATAGAATGGGACGGAACAAACTTTTACGGTACAACCACGGACGGTGTAAAAAAAAAATTGGGTAGATCAGGGACGATTGCAGGCGCTGGAGCATACTTTATCGATCCTCCGCATTCAATATATCTTAAAACATGGCAAACTGGTTGCGTAAAATGGGATGGTAATAATTTGATTGTGACTGTCGAAGATGACTACGCGCAAGGTCATCTTAAGGCTGGTACGGTTATCGGGAAAACACAACAACCTCAGCAATGGGGAGACACGACAGACGGAATGTTCACACTTTGGTATTAAGATTCGGAGGCAATACTTTATGCATTATCTAAAAATCTTATTTAAATATTGCGTTTTGCTTTCCTTCGGCGGAATAACGTACAATACTCTCGAGCGCATGGCAAGAGGGCACACACACTGGACAATGTTTATCGTCGGCGGGCTTTGCTTTTGCATGATCGGACTGATAAACGAAGTTATTCCATGGGAAATGGCATTCTGGAAACAGTGTGTCATAGGTGGCTGCATTGTAACTGCGGTGGAGTTTATATCTGGATGCATAATAAACATTTGGCTCGGCTGGCATGTTTGGGATTACTCAAACATGCCTTTTAACATTTTGGGGCAAATATGCCTACCGTTTTCGCTCCTATGGTGCGTCGTATCGGCGGTTGCAATTGTGTGTGATGACTATTTAAGGTACTGGTTTTTTAATGAGGAAAAGCCAGTGTACAAGCTATTTTGAAAGGAATATAAAAGCTATGGTAGAAATTTTAAAGCTGATCGGAATCCTTGGTATAGCGGTGCTTTGCAATATCCTTGGCGGATTATATGTAAACATCGGACTTAATGACGGCCAATTCGATACAAAAAAGCTTCTGTACGGTCTTGCAAAGGCAGCCTGTGTAGCGGCAATGTTTATCGGTCTTGCCTACACGATCGAGCAGATTCCGAGTCTGTCAGACACTCTTGGTATGGAACCAAAAGCCACCCTGATTGCTGCTATCGGCGTTTACTCCGGTAAGGTAGTAAAGCACTTGTCCAGCATTTTCGGAAGCGATGCGATTAAAAAAGCAGAGAAAACAACCGGAACAGAAGAGTTGGAAGAATACCAGGATATGTGAGGTGCAAGAAAATGAAAGTAGAAGAATTTTTATCTACGGTCGCGCATGAAATTGTAAGCTCCTGCAATGCCGCGAACCTGCTTCCGTCCCCGTCAATCGCTCAGGCGATAATTGAAAGTAAATATGGTACGAGCCAGCTTGCAACGGAAGGCAATGCGCTTTTTGGAATTAAAGCGGACAGCAGGTGGAGTGGTAAAGTTTGCCAGAAGCTTACAAAAGAGTACGTAAATGGCAAATATATCGACGTTATGGCCTCGTTTCGCGCCTATGACAGTTGGAATGATTCCATAAAAGACCACGCGGATTTTCTCGTACAGAATAAGCGCTACGCAAACCTGATTGGTCAGAGAGATTACAAAACGTATTGTAAGCTTATAAAATCGGACGGATATGCGACATCTGCCACCTACGCAGAAACGCTTATAAACTGCATCGAAACATACAATCTGACTAAGTACGACGCAATAGTTGGAACGGATGCTGTAGAAACGCCTACAGTGCAAATAAGAAGCTTTAATATCCATGCAGGGCACAATCCATCCGGAATGCCAGCAGCTGGCTCTGTTGGATATTTAAACGAATCAGACGAAAACCGGAATGTTTGCAATGCTCTGATCGGTAAAATCCGTTCCGCAGGGCATACGATTTACGATTGCACATGCAACGACGGGTCGAGTCAAAAAGATATTTTACAGAAGATTGTATCGAAGTGCAACGAGCACGCGGTTGATCTTGATATTTCGATACATTTTAACGCTTTGTCCAAAGAGACTGCATCCGACGGCAGGACAAGAGGCGTTGAGGTATGGATACATCCAAACAACAAGGGAACAGAAATCGAAAGCTATGCGCAGAAAATATGTAACAGTGTCGCGTCCCTTGGGTTTACAAATCGAGGTGTCAAGTATAGCAACGGTTTATATGTCTTAAAAAATACCAAAGCGCCAGCTATGCTGATAGAATGCTGCTTTGTGGATGATCTGGACGACTATGCACTGTATGACTGTGAAAAGATGGTGCAGGCAATCTACGACGGTTTGGAGATCAAATCTGTGAATGCGACCGGAGAAGCGGGAAAAGATGAACCGGAAACGAAAACCCTGTATTATGTCATTGCCGGGGTATATTCTTCCGAACAAAACGCAACTGCTTTTGCAAATATTCTTGCAGAAAAGGGATACCTGATGAATGTAGAAGGGAATCTCATGAAAGGAATAAAGACACAGATCAAGGAAATTTAGGGGCTTATCGCAAGCCCCTTTATTTTTTTGCTCGAAAACGCTATGTTCGACATTTTTTACGCTTCCGGCGCGGTATGATACAGTCAGCCTTAACAAATGGCATACGAGTTCTGGCGGCAGGGCGGTGTCTTGGCATTGCATCGCCCTGCAAAATGCTTTACAAAACAAAACATGTGTTCTATAATTATGCTATCGCTACTTAGTGCGGAAGTGATTGGAGGGGATTTAGGTGGAGGAAAAAGAAGAGTACAGGAAACAGATAATCGAAACGATTGAGAAATTAAAAAGAGAAGATATCCTAATATATGTTTTAAATATTGTAAGAGATATCTGTTGCGAGGATTTTTAGAACGCTAAGAAGTCATTTCAGCTAAATCTATATTCGGAGACAAAAATATGAATATAAAAACATGTGAAACTTGTATTTATGACATGAACAATCAAGGCTCTTTCCAGTGCCTTGCTATCGCCAGAACAGAAGAGCAAAAGAAGGAACTGGAAAGCAGAGGATACCTGGCGTTCTTCACGCCGGAAATTCACGGGACTAATTGCTGGATTTTAGTTCGGGATAAATCGGAGGTTGATTTCCCTCCCATTCAAGATGAACCCAAATGTAATCGTTGCTAGGAAATCCGGTTGAAATTTCGCAAAATGTCCAGCCAACATTTTCATATTTGGCTATGAGTTCGCTTCTCTGCTGCTGGGTTAGACCGGCACAGTTGATAATTTTACCATTTTCCATAGTTACACCTCACTAAGCACGTCTATTGTATCAATGACGTGCTTTTTCTTTCTGTCGGACAATTCCATATATTTACCCAACGCCTCTAGTAATTCACTGTCGTGTCGAATTTTTACCCACAAATCTGATTGGTAAGGCAATTCGTTTGCAAATTTTTCTTCTCCGCTAATAATATAGTCTGTACTTACTTCAAAAAAATTTGCGATTTCCATGATTCTACTACTAGGAATATCTTTTGCTTTTGCGAGAGAACCATTACTATATCCCAGTTCTTGCTCTAGTGCCGTTACACTCATGTTCTTTTTTTCTTTACACAATTTTTTAATTCGCTCTAGTACTGTCATGTTAACGCTCCTTTAAAATAACTAGAAAATATTCTATAAAAGTGCTTGACAAACTAGAACATATTCTATATACTGTCATTGTGACGTAGAGGATGTTCTACAAAATGACAAGAAGATAGAAAATGTTCTTATTTTGTGTGGTAACTTAATATTAGAATATATTCTAATGATTGTCAATAGAGCATTATCTAACTTTTGTGGAAAGGAGGATGCTTGTGATTTACAAAAAGATCATTAAATATTGCGAGGAAAACAACATTTCGATTGCTACGTTTGAAAAAAAGTGCAACATAGGCAACGGTACAATCGGGAAGTGGGGAAAGGGCAGCAAACCATCACTTGATACTCTCGAAAAAATTTCAAAAGCGACAGGAATCACCGTTTCGGAATTGGTTAGCAACTGAGTCAGGAGGAACCGAAAAATCCATTAAAAAGATAGTCACTAAATTGTATCGGAAAGGAGATGAAGATGTGAACATAGAAAACGAAATTCACAAAACTTGTGAAGAAATAGCGGAAAATTGTAAAAAGGCAAACACCATGTCGAACATAGCGATTGCCTGTGGGATTCTTTCGATATTGGTCAATTTAGTAGCTGGATTAGATAAGATAGAATCTTTTGCCCGTTATGTACAATCGTGTCTACATTGATAACGAGAGAAAGGATCAATGATACAACCGCTACTACGGTGGATATATTTGACCTAACCACGGCTGTAATTGATGTCTTGCTGGCTCTTCGAGATTCTTCAACAGCTAAATCAGCTTGAACTTTTGAGGTTGCAGCAATAGTTTTAGCTGATTCGGCTTGAGATTTTGCAGACTCAGCTAAGTCGTGGAGTTCCTTACTTGTCTTTTCGAGATAAGCAGATTGGCTTTCCATAAGTTCGTATGGAGACTTTCCTTCTTTATACTCAGGAAATTCAATATTAGGAATTTTGTAATGTGAAAACAAATCATCCACATCTGGGGAGTTTGGTGAATATTTCATGATAACCTCCGACTTTTTTTGAAAACATTATACCACAGAAAGGAAGTGAGAGAAATGAATGGAATACAGATTTTTAATTCATCAGAGTTTGGAGAAATCCGAACAGCAGTAATAAATGATAATCCGATGTTTTGCTTGGCTGATGTGTGCAAGGCACTGGAGATTTCTAATGTCGGAAATGTAAAAAACAGGTTATCAGAAAAGGGTATCCATAGTGTGGACACCCTTACATCGGGCGGGACGCAGAAATTGCTTTATATAACGGAAAGCAACCTTTACAAGACCATCTTCCAGAGTCGGAAAGAATCGGCAGAACGATTCACCGAATGGGTCACAGGAGAAGTGCTTCCGTCCATTAGAAAGAACGGCGGTTACATTGCTGGGCAGGAAAACATGACGGACGATGAACTTCTGGCAAATGCAGTTCTGGTGGCACAGAAAAAGATTGCTGAACGGGACAAGAAGATACAAGCGCTGGAAACCGAGGTTGTGGAAATGAATAACACCATTTCAGAAATGCAGCCGAAAGTGAATTATGTTGATTTGATATTGAACAGCAAGTCAACCGTTCTGGTAACTCAGATTGCACAGGACTATGGGATGTCTGCGAAATCTTTCAACAAGGTGCTGAAAGACTTAGGGGTTCAGCATAAAGTCGGCGGTCAGTGGATTTTATACCGGCAATATCAAGGACTTGGATACGTCCACAGCAAAACGATTGATATTACCAGATCAAGCGGACAGGCAGATGTTGTAATGCAGACAGAGTGGACGCAGAAAGGAAGATTGTTCCTGTATGAGCTACTTAAAAAGAACGGGGAATATCCGCTGATTGAAAGGTAGCCAACAAAAGGACAGAGAGACTATGGAAAGCAGGTGAGGAAATGCAGGAACATATCAAAAAACTTTCAAATTATATTATGGAAGATATTGCAGCAGTAAGAAACTATGAACAAAATCCAGATGAAAGACTTGGCATTGAAGTAATGGCATTGAATGCGTTATGTAATGCCTATAGGGCATTGAAAGTAAGTGACAATCTTAACAACTGAAAGGAGAGTAGATAATGCAGAATCAGAGATACAGCGTTGTAGATTCAAACGGCAAGGCTACTTTGGTAAAAAAGGCTGACTCTCGCTATGTTGGAATAGACGAAATGGCGCAGCATGTAGCAATGGATGTTCTGGAAGCTTATCAGAGCATTGTGAATGGCGATAAAAAAATTGATGAAACAAACATCGATCTGTCTATCAAAGTCCTTACCGCCATTGCTCCGGTAGTCGGAACATTTAGAAGTTCTTCCGGTTACGGAAAGGATTAGACACAGCCTCAACCTTTGCTAATTGCGGTTCTTCTGGAATTTCTTCGATGGTTTCTGAGTAGTATTGGTCGTACAGCTTTTTGAAATCATCAAAGCTTTGGTTAAATCCACAAGTTCTCGCAATAGCATAAGCAGATGCGTATTCTTTAGAATCCAATTCAATTCACCTCCTTATAAAAGATAGGGAGATTATACCATGAAAGAATCCACAAGAAAATGAATAGAAAGGAGAATAGAAAATACATGGTAAAAGGATATAAGGTTTTTAGACCTGATTGGACTTGTGATCCAACGGGGCACAACCCTAAACAGTACACCTGCCCCGGAAAATTTGAGGAAGAAGGGGAGCTTGATGTTTGCGGTCGCGGGATGCACTTCTGCCAGGTTGCTGCTGACTGCTTCAATTATTACAGGTTCAACAGTGAAAACAAGGTTGCAGAAGTCATTGCCTATGGCGAAGTGCTGACAGAAGGTGACAAGTCTTGCACTGATAAACTGGAAATCGTGCGTGAAATCCCGTGGGATGAAGTCTTGCGGATCGTCAACCTTGGAAAGAATTGCACGGGTCGCTGCAACACCGGGAACTGCAACACCGGGAACAGGAACACCGGGAACTGGAACACCGGGAACTGGAACACCGGGGACTGGAACACCGGGAACAGGAACACCGGGAACAGGAACACCGGGAACAGGAACACCGGGGACTGGAACACCGGGAACAGGAACACCGGGGACTGCAACACCGGGAACAGGAACACCGGGGACTGCAACACCGGGAACTGGAACACCGGGAACTGCAACACCGGGAACTGGAACACCGGGAACAGGAACACCGGGAACTGGAACACCGGGAACTGCAACACCGGGAACAGGAACACCGGGGACTGCAACACCGGGAACTGCAACACCGGGAACTGCAACACCGGGAACTGGAACAAATCGTCTTTTAATACTGGTTGTTTTAATACAGAAGAACAGAAGATCATGCTGTTCAATAAGCCGTCAGATATGACATACCGTGAATGGATGAATTCAGATGCAAGATATTTACTGAATCAGATACCAAAGAATGTTGTTGAATTGGTATATGAAGAAGATATGACTGATGAAGAAAAGTTAGCAAATCCAACCTATGAAACAACAGGCGGTTACCTCAAAGTGCTTGATGAATCGGAATGTGGTCAGTTATGGTGGGACGGATTGCCAGACCGTCAGAAAAATATCATCAAGGCAATACCGAACTTTGATGCTAACATTTTCCAACAATGCACCGGAATTGAAGTTAGGTAATGAAGCAAACTGAAGTTTTTTAAATTGTATTTCGTAAATAATTTTTTTGAGGGAAAAATGAAGAATAAAATTGTAGGAATTGCGTTGGCTTTAAGCATTGCGCTTACAATGCCTGGATGTGTGGATGGGACAACTACCGTTGTTTCCTCAAATGAATCTGAAACGGTTCCCGTGTCATATGAAGCGTTGATGTACGACAACTCTGGAAATAATTTCCTAAACTTTACCGGCAACAGCTTCACAATCGAACCAAACAAAGCGAAGCAATGGGGCTGGGATACGAGCGGCAGCTGGGTAAGTTGGTATGAGACAAGTTCAGTTGTTACGATTGGTATTGATGGAAATTATATCCAGTCATGCGGAAGCAGTGTGTTATTTAAGGATACGCGTTTGGAAATGTTAGAAATTCCAACTGAATTAAACACAAAAGAGGCATCAAGAGAAGATGGTTATGACGTATCTGTGAGCGGTAGACTGATCGGTACATATTATGGCCTGAAAAACTGGTGGTACGACATGCACGAAAATGGTCAGCATGGACAGAAATTGATACTTGTCCAGTCTCAGGATGGATATAACATTGGAGCGTTTATGGGAGATGATGTTACTTGGGAAGTTGAAGAAAATCTGCCTAAAACGACAAAAATCATGATCGACGGACTTCCTCTTTATATCCATAGATGCAATTTTACCATTATTGATTCTCAGCTTATTGACGATAAAGCAGCTTAAAAACGGAGGAAAAATGAAGAAGATTTTGATAGCAGCACTTTTCACCGCTGCAATTGCAACACCGATCACTGCAAATGCGCAGGAAGATACCTATATTTCGGAAGAGATCCAGGATGCGTGCGTCTGGTATGGCGAACAGTACAATATTTGTCCGGAGCTGCTTATGGCAATTATCGAAAGAGAGAGTTCCGGTCAGCAGGACGCAACGAACGGTGGATGCAAAGGGCTGATGCAGGTATATGAAAAATTCCATAAAGACAGAATGGAACGCCTTTCCGTAAACGACATTTACGACATGAATGGTAACATTCTTGTTGGAACAGATTACCTGTCTGAACTTTTTGAAAAATACGGAGAAACAAGTACTGTTTTGCAGGTATACCACGGCGAAAAAGACGCGGTCAAAAAATCAGAGTCAGGGTACATCAGCAGTTATGCCGATGGAATCATGAAGAGAAGCGAAGAGCTAGAAAGGATTCATGGAAAGTCAACTACCCACGACCTAAAGATCATGGGTTTGTAACTGCCCAGTCGTACTAACGGCTTACACCTCCGACCTTTAACCCCAATAGATACTGCTATCTAAAGTGGCGCTACATCATAGGGTGGTTGACAGCACCCTTTACAGACAAGACATGCTCATCTGTAACTGTATCAGGTACTAAACTTCCCATGCTATACAGTAAAAAATCTTTTACGGTTAAGATTTTACGCAATACACGAATTTCGTATTGCAACCTCATATCTTGTCAATGTACAAAAGAGTGTCTTTGATGAGCAGTACATCTAACGGTTTTCTCTTAAAAAACTGCTACGGCTATTGTAGCATATTGGGAAACAATTAACAAGGCTCCTACCACCACCTGAAGGTAGTGGGTTTCCGCCTATGGTAAACGAAAGGATTTTATTTATGAAAAATAAGTTCAAATTTCAAAACCGGATTTTTCAGATTGCGTGCGAGGGAAAGTCCTGTTGCGTTATAAATGGCGTTCCTTGTGCGTGCGAGGATTCAGACTGCGAAATGTGCGACTTCAATAATACGTTCGAGTGCAATTCCCAGTTTAAGGCATGGTGCAATACGGAAGAAGATGAAGTGAAAAAGACCGACTGGTCAAAAGTAAAAAAGGACGAAAAGGTTTATGCGCGTGACGCGTTTGGCTACTGGAGACCGTCGCATTTCGCATGTTTTGACGGAGGCTATGTATATGTATATGTAAACGGGAAAAGCAGCTTTACAGAATATATTACAAGAAAATATCTGCCGAACGATGTCGTGTTTGCATCAAGAAAGGATAACAAAAATGAAAAATCCGATAATTAGCATCCCTAGAGCCAGCGAAGAGCTGATTAAGTCGCTTATAAGAGCCGGTATCTTATTTGTAGATGAAAACGGCGTACATGTAAAGGAGAATCACGAATGAACAGTATTGTTATCACAGGAGACGTTGTAGAAGTAAAAGAAGTAAATACGAGAGAATACGGGAGATGCTATGAGTTTTTTGTTTCCGCCGTTCGTCTCAGCGGCACAGTTGACACATTAAAGTGCTTGGCTCCTGCGCGAATTTTCCATGATAATCCAGAAGGAAAGCATTTAACTTTATACGGAGAAATTCGCACCAGAAACGAGTACGAAGGGGAGCGCAGAAAGCTGCTTTTATACGTGAATGTATCCTCTGCCGCGGAATGCGAAGAAAAGAGAAAATATGAAAATACGGTCACGTTAAGAGGATTTATTTGCAGCAAAGTGAATACGCATCTTACAAGCTCCGTTGGGGCTGTTTCTAAATCACTTATCGCATGCAATTCGAATAAGAATTCGTATTATATCCCTGTTGTGTTTTTCAAAGGAGGATCTCGAGTTGTATGCAATGCAAAAAAAGGCACAGAAATTTCTGTTACTGGTATGCTGACAAGCCGGCATTACAAAAAACACGACGAAAACGGCGATGTTATTACGGAAGCTGACACATACGAAATCGTAACATCAATCGTATTTTTAGAAAAATGGAGGGAGAAAAATGCAGATCAAGCATCTGAAATTAAATAATTTCTGCGGTTTTTTTGGATCAAAGACATTTGACCATGATTTCTTCGAAAAAACAGAAATCACTGGTGCAAACGAAGCTGGAAAGTCTACTGTAAAGAAAGCTATCTTCTGGATTTTTAATTGCAGAGACGAGAATGGAAAAGAAATTTCCGGCATTCGCCCGCATGATGAAAACGGAAATGACATCAATGACCTTGAAGTGTCTGTAGAGCTTGCTGTCGATGTTGATGGAGCAGAAAAAAACCTCAAAAAAGTAAGCCGGCAGAACCTAAATAAAAAGGGCGAGTTTACCGGAAACGTTATTGATTATTATATCAACGACATTCCAAAAAAAGCAAGCGATTATTCGGAATATATCTCGTCATTTGCGGAAGAATATGTTCCGTATTGTATGAATGCAATGACGCTTTTACTTAAAAGTTCCGTAGACCAGAGAGCTGTCCTTGCGAATGCTTTTGGGAAGCATAGCGACACGGACATCTGTGACATGTATCCAGAATTTGAAGAATTAAAACCTCTTTTTGAGGACGGGAATATCGAAGAGTTAAAGAAGCGTTGCAACACGAAGCTTAACGGAACAAGAGGTAAATCTGGTACAAAAGGACTTAAATCTCTCCTTGACGAAATTCCCAGCAGAATTGACGAATCAAACCGCGGTAGATTGCCGATTGATACTGAAAAACTCGAATCGGAAAAGAAATCTCTTGAAGTCTTGCTCAACGAAAATTTAGAGAAGCAGACCGATCTTGGGAAGATACTTTCGGAAGCAGATAAAATTTCTGATGGAATCCTTGAATTGCAATTCTCTCAGAACGAATTGAAGCGATCTGCAAATGAAGAGAATATCAAAAAGAGAATCGCGATTGAATCTGAAATTTCGGCATTGAAAGATGATAAGCGTGGAATTGAAAAGAGCGTATCTGCATTAGAGAAAGAAATTTCCGATTTAGAACTAGAAGCAACTACATATAAGAATAAAATTTCTCTTTTGAGAGACAAATACAAAGAAGCATATGGCAGAAAGTTTGACGAAAACTCGACCGTTTGCCCGTACTGCGGACAGGAATATCCGGAATACCGGAAGCAGCAGTTAAGAGATGAGTTCGACATCCACAAAAAAGACGAACTCGAAAAGATTACGGCAGACGGGAATACGGCAAAATCCTCTTTTGAAAACGCTGTAAAGCAGTCAGAAGAACTTAAAAACTCTATTCCTGTCTTGCGGGATAAATCAAACGTATTTACGCTTGGAATCCAGGAAAAGGAAACGGAACTGAGTACGATACCAGAATTCGTCGACGCGTCAAATACCGATGAATACATCAATCTGCAAAAATCTATCGAAGAGAAAAAAGAAGCACTGGATCGGTACTCCGATATCTCGGAAGTAAAGCGCAATTTAAAAGTAGAGGAAGCTTCTATCCGCCAAAGAATTGCAGAATGTAATAGTCAGCTGGCTAGAACCGCCGAGAACAAAAGAATTGATTCCAGGGTCGCTGAATTGGAGATGGAACGCAGGAATATTGCACAGAAAATTACAGACGTAGAAAGACAGCTCTACCTTTTAAAACAGTTTAGTTTAAGAAAGAATGAGCTTCTACAGAATGAAGTAAATGAATATCTTGATTTCTGCTCTGTAAAAATGTTCCGTCCGCTTATAAACGGAGACATCGAAGAGTGCTGCGAATTTACATACCGCGGAGAAATGCACTCAAGAAATTTGAATCACGGATGCAGAATTCTGACAGAAATCGATATTTGCAGAGCATTCCAGAAACGATGCAATTACAGTTTCCCGATAATTATTGATGACGCGGAGTCCGTAGACGGATGGAGAATTCCTAACATCGAGAATCAGGTATTGATTCTCAGAAGAAGTGATTCTGAATTGAAAGTTTTAAATGTTGAAAGGAGATAATGATATGGCAGAGGTAACAGACGTTGCAGTAAAAGAAGAAAAAAAGGAAGTGTCGAGTCACAACAAAGTGACAGATTATAGTCTTGGCATTTTCGGTACGTCTGACAATTTTATTATGGCTATGCAGATGGCGAAAGCGCTTTCGAGCTCCACAATCGTTCCAGCTACGTTTCAGAAAAACGACGCAAACTGCTTAATTGCGATTGAACAGGCGCAGAGGTTACGTGTCAGCCCACTGATGGTTATGCAAAACTTATACGTGATTCAAGGCAGACCGTCTTGGAGCTCTAAATTCCTGATCGCAGCAATCAATAATTCCAGAAAGTTTGACATCGAATTGCAGTTCGATGAAAAGAAAGATAAAAATGGAAAGCCCTTTTCGTGCACTGCATGGACAATGAAAAACGGAAGGCGCATTGAGGGCATGACAGTTGACATGGACATGGCGAAGGACGAAGGATGGCTCAGCAAAAACGGCAGTAAATGGAAGTCCATGCCGCAGTTAATGTTAAGGTACAGGGCTGCTTCTTTCTTCTCAAGCCTCAATTGTCCTGAATTAACGATGGGGCTGTATACAAGGGAAGAGCTGCAGGACAACGATTTCAAAGAATACCCTCTGGAAGAAATGAAGGAGCGGGTCAAAAGAGATATTGAATCTAACGCAAACATGGCCGATTTCGAACCAGACGGGCCAGAAGTAGTAGAGGACGCGGACGGGCAGCAGGCAATGCCAGAATTTATGCAGGAGGGATAGAATGAGAGTAATTTCACAGGACGGAACGATTGATGTTCCGTATGAAAATTGTGTATTTGGAATAACTTTAGATAATTGTATATCGGCGGTTGGGGATATAGCAGTAAGTCCAAATGAAGTCATGAATGGAATCATGGCTAAATATTCATCCAGAGGAAAAGCACTGAAAGCCATGGAAATGCTGAGAACGGAATATTTATCAAGGATGCAGCTGGAAGGTGGCTATGACCATGTGCACAGATGCTATATTCAACCGAACTATTGGGTGCTTCCAAAAGTTTTTCAGTTCCCGACGGACGATGAGGTGTAAGTATGAGACAGAATCCATGCAGGCATTGCTCCAGTTCGTACGAGTTCAAAGGAAAACATTACCCATCGTTTTCTGAAACATGCGCATGTTGCGAATACAGAAAAGAGCACAATCTTTATCTGAAGAGCAAAAGAAAATATACAACCGGAAGCAAGATATCAACGATGGATGAACTTATGGATCAGACATTCATTATGTTTAACGGAAGGACTACGCATATCGAAGCTGTAAAGTCTATGCAGTATCGGCTGATACTTAAATACCTTGCAGACGGAATGTTTTACAAAGCTATAAAAAGAGAAAATGAGTAATTGAAAAAAGAACTGGAGTGGCGTATGGAAGTATTATCGTTTTTAGAAGCAGTTCAGCGTGACATGGCTGATAATATTTACAATTTTTGCAAGGACGGCAAGTGTACTCAGTGTGGGAATTGTTGCAGCAACCTTCTTCCTATGAGTGAAAAGGAAATTTCTGCTATTCACCGTTATATAAAGAAGAAGCATGTTAAAGAGTGCCGACACATAGCTCCTGCGACAGCAATTTACGATATGACTTGTCCGTTTCTTGATGTAGGAAAGGACTGTGAGAAATGCAGGATTTATCCTGTGCGCCCAGAAATTTGCAGACAGTTTATTTGTGATAATGAGCAGAGGGCAAAGCATAACCGGAAGCTGTATGGTCAAACGAGGAACATTGTCGATGTGAGAAATGAGTTTTTTGGTTTGCGAGGTGAGAAATAATTGAAACTTAAGACATTAGCAACCGGTTCTTCCGGGAATTGCCATTTACTTATCGCTGATAACGGTGAAACATTGATCCTGGACTGCGGAATACCGATCAAGGAAATTAAAAGAGGTCTGGGATGGAATGTTGAAAAAGTTTCTGGATGCGTTGTTACGCATGCTCATGCAGATCATAACAAATCGCTAAACGATCTTGAGCGCATTGGAATTCCTGTGTTTGCTCCGTATCGTAACGATATCGGTGTAAAATTCGGCGGCAAATGGAGTGTCAGGACATTTGAGCTAACCGACCTGAACTTGAAATTCGCTCACACGAACAGAGATGGAAGCCCTTGTCCGTGTTATGGCTTTCTGATTGAACACCCGAAAATGGGGCGTCTTCTGTATCTTACGGATGCGGAATTTTGCATGTGGAGATTCAAACGCGTCAATCATATCCTTATTGGGGTGAATTACGATCCGGAAATCATATCAAATGATAACGCAAAGGCGAACCATGTTATACGTGGACATATGAGTATCGACACTGCGTGCGAATTTGCAAAGGCATGCTACACTAGACAACTCCAGAACGTTGTTATGTGTCATTTGTCAACAGACAATTCTGATAAGGATATTTTTATTAAGAAGATGCAGAAAACAGTTCCACGAGCAAATGTATGCGTTTCAGAGCCGGGGATGGAACTGGAATTAAACAATCCGGGAAAATGCCCGTTTTGAAACTAAAAAATGAAAGGAAATTTTATGAAAACATACAAGGGATTTAATAAAGACATGACCGCGAAAAATGGATACAAGTATGAAGAAGGGAAAGAATACGAAGAGGAAAAAGCTGTCGCTTGCGAGCACGGTTTCCACGCGTGCGAATATCCTTTGGATTGCTTTGAATATTACAGCCCAGGAAGTAGTGTTTACCATTTGGTAGAACAAAGCGGCGAATTTAGTAAAAACAGCGATGATTCAAAAGTGGCATCCACAAAAATCAAGATTGGAGCAGAAATTTCGATTGCTGGTCTTGTTAAAGCGGCGATTGAATATACAAAAGAGAGAACAAAACCAGAATGTGACGCAACAGGCAACTGCGGCGCATCCTCCGCAACAGGCGACTGCGGCGCATCCTCCGCAACAGGCGACTACGGCGCATCCTCCGCAACAGGCAACTGCGGCGCATCCTCCGCAACAGGCTACAAAGGCGCATCCTCCGCAACAGGCAACTGCGGCGCATCCTCCGCAACAGGCGACTACGGCGCATCCTCCGCAACAGGCAA